CTGGCATTGGTTCTGTGTTAAGTGGCGCTGTAGGCGCGTTTGGTAAAGTTGCCAGTGATAGGGTTCCAAAATCAGAACTTAATCCATCATTAAATATGGTAGATGCAATTGGTAAATTACCGAAAGCACCTGGCGTGTCCCAAGCAGAACACGAAGCCGGTATTCGCGCTTTCTTGAGAAAACTACCAAATAATACAAGACAATTTGCAGAGAATTTTTTAATTGCAATAGGTATAGATGCAACAAGGCTCGCGCCAAGCTTATTGGAGCATCTTGCTGGTATAGGTGAAACTCGTATTGCAGAAGCTCTCAGTGATACCACCGATGAGCAGAAACAAGCGGCAAAGTCTCGCGGTGTAGCCCTCTGACAGCTACCTCCTTATACCCTGCCAGTGGTATGCCGTAAAACTGGCTCATCGCGCCTGATTGTTTTCTAATTCTTTGGACAATCAGGCGCGATTGACTTTTTTGTGTCATCTACTGGCAAATTATGATCGCAATAGTATCCAAATAATGGGCTATTTTTGAAATATGCTTTCGTCATAACTGCGTTGCACTCGGGACATCTCGGTATTGTTTCTTTTATCTGATCAGATAGCAGAAAACTCTCGCCTTTAGGCGAGAGATGAATGCGTCAACAAAATAATTCTTGACAATAGAAATAAGGTGATACATAATATAGGTAGCCAATAAAATCAAAGAACACTACAAGAATGATATGCTGACCTTTCAATACCGACTATATCCAACAAAATCACAACAGCAGAAGTTGTGGCAACACGCTAACAAACTGAATTGGCTCTATAACTATTTTCTCAATCAGAAAATTGAAGCATACAAAACTGAAAAGAAATCTATTAGCAAAAATACGCAACAAGGCGAATTAGTTAAGCTAAAAGAAACTGATCCAATCTTAGCCGAAATACATAGTCAAGTTTTACAACAAGTTGCCATACGATTAGATCGTAGTTATCAATCCTTCTTTAGGACAGTTAAATCTAACAAGACAGCTGGTGGTTTTCCAAAGTTTCGTAGTTGCAAAGACTTCTTTGGTATTTGTTATCCACAATCAGGTTTTGTTATCATAGATGGTCTTTTCAAGACCAAAGTATATGGTGATATGTCTTTTGTTCAACATCGAGATTTGAAAGGTCAAATAAAACAAGTTAGCATTTCAAATAAGAATAATAAGTTCTATATCAATATCACAACCGATCATATAAAAGCGACTAAAGCATCTGGTAGTATTGGAATTGATATTGGTTTGAAACATTTAGTTGTGGCTACCGATGGTTTGAAGATCAAAAATAGAACTGATAGCAAATACTTTGATAAGCAGATTGCTAAAGTTCAAAGCAGAAAAGATCAAGTAGTTAAAGGTAGTAGAAAGTATAAGTTTCTCAAGAAAGTAGCAAATAGATTGTATGGTGCAAAAGTCAGAAAAATCAATGACTTTCAGCACAAAGTCTCTAAGAGACTTGGTTCAACATATGATACGATCTACGCAGAAGACCTATCTGTCAAATCAATGTCAGAAGGCAAATGGACGAACCTAAACAGAAGCATTCGTAATGCAAAATTAGCACAGTTTCTTTCTTTTCTCGGCTACAAGACTAATCACTTAGTTTTAGTTAATCCTAGGAACACTTCTAAAACCTGCAATAAGTGCAGCAAGATACATATTGATCTGAAGCTTTCAGATCGAACAATAACTTGTAGTTGTGGGAATATCTATGATAGAGACGAGAATGCAGCACAAAACGTTTTTTGCCTGGGACAGGCTATGCAGGAAAATCCTGCGTATGTTGGATCAATGACGATCCAAGAAGCTCTCGCCTTTAGGCGATGAGTAGTTCACCGTCACGCATTCCCGAGTATTTTCTTGGCAACAATTTCAAGCTTTCGCTCTCGTTTGCTTTGCCAACCAGAGTTAGCAGTAGCTGGATTATTTGTCCCACCGATGGTTTCAAATTTCTTACGCTCTGGCAAATTTTGACTTCTGCGTGCCGTAAGAGAGTTATCTTCGGTAGTTGTTTTTGGGGCACCAAGCTGATTATCCTGCGAAGAAGTGCGAACTTCACGAGGTTCATCAGTTTCACCAAGCTGCGCTTCAGCAGGTAGTTCAGTGAAATGCTTGCTGAACTTCTTATACTTGCGCACATTGAGAAGTTTCTCTTCGAGCTCTTTGGCAAGAGCATTTTCCATTTCCTCTGCCACATCGAGCGGGTTAAGCTCTTCCCCATACTGTCGATAATGTTCATTCATCAGATCATAGATATATGAGGCAGCAGTAGCAGCATCATCACCATTGAGAATTTCAAATCTATCCTTATCAGCAACAATTACTGGTAAGATTTTATTTGACACATAGTTATTCTTCACACTGGAGGTCTGAAACTGTGCAAAAGCTTCACGCTCCTTCTGACGCTCTTCTTCATATTTCGCAAGGCGTTCCTTAATCTCATCCTCTGGCTTTTTTATAGGCTCATTTGGAATATTGAGAATATGGTTCTGATACTGCGCGAGAAATTGCTCGGGTGATAGACCAAGAGCTCTTGCGACAGCCGTTGGGTCTGTCTTTGCTCTTTCAAGAAGAGATTGAATTTCGTCAGCTTTCTTTATCTTCTCTTCAGCTTCTTTCTGCATATGCATCGCGCGTCGCTGAACATCGGCAGCTTGCTTCCATTCAGTTCTACGCTTTGTGCGTTCCTCAACTGGTGTTGGTTTTGGCTCTTCTGTTGTGCTGGAAGATGATCCACCATCTTTGCTTGGATATTCAAATGCCAACCCTGAACTATCAACTTTATCGAAATTGACGCCATTTGGATTTTCATTTAGCTTTGGTAAATCCTCCACAGCTACCCCGACTTCTTTTGCTATATTCTCAGGTTGAGTTTCGTTGTATCGCTTGATAACTTTTGGTTCCCCAAAATTCGCAAAGTTAGAGGTATTGAGAGTGCTCGTCTGCTTTCTAATCATATTCATATTATTTTCCTTCTTTTTCCAGTATATTCTCTTCGGTTCTGTATAAACAACCGAAATCCTTCGCAGCCTCTGCTTGTGCTTCCATTTGTTCTAATGTTTTATTTATACTTACACACATAAGATCAGTGGTACTTGCACTTATTGTTTTTCTAAATCTCTCTTCACTTGTATCTTTTGAACTTAAACCAACTTCTGGCCCAAGATCAGGCAGAAACTCTATCCAAGGGAATTGTTTCTTATTTAAATTCTCTCTATTCATAACTGCTAACATTTTTCGTTTCATATTTTCCTTATGATGGCATTACTGGTTGTGGGTTCATTGATCCTGCGGGAGCCGTTTGTGGCGTCTGAGGCTGAGCCGGGGGAGCGGGAGGTAGTTGCTGGGGCGGTGGCTTTTGAAGATCAATACATTGCTGTATGAAATTACGAACAAGTTGCAATCTCTCCTCTGGGCAACCATCATGAACAAGCATACAATATATGCCTTGTGACAAACTTTGCGCAAGAGGCAAATTCATTAAAGGTTCTGGCTGATGTGAAACTCCTTCTTCGACCATCTCACTGAGCCACTTCTCAGTGAGACGCAAAGAAGCTGTTTGCATATTAACTTCTTGTTCAAGGTCTGGATCAAGGTTCATTAATTCCATTCCTCGTTCTTTGCTAATCCACTGATTTTGAATGTATTCACTAATTGTCTGAATACGCCCAGCTGGTGTATCGGGAAGTTGTGATACTGGGAAAGTTTGAAGATCAAAAGGTTTGCCTTTAAGATCAACTTTTTTGAAGTCAATCTCTTTGAGAATTTTCTTCTCTGAATACACAACCGATAGATCAGGCAGTTCAGCAAAGAGGTCTTTGCTCATATCGATGAAAACCCTTCCAACTTCTATGAACCAATCTTCCCAGCGTTTGCTTACCATTGCAAATCTTCCACTTTCAATATCGCTAACTTCGCGCATAGCAACAGCACTATCAACACCTGCTGGCTTTTGCCCGCTGGCAGAGGCCTGCGAGATACCAACAATTTCATAACCTTTGGCAATTAGAAATTGAAGATGATCATAGACTTCTTGATTTTGTGCTGTCGGGGTAATCCAAGTTGGAGGCTGACCACCTGAATAAGGCACCATTCTGGCTACGAAGTTTTGCATAATGACATCTTCTGCAATCTCGGCTTCGTTAGGCACGAAAATCATAGGCACAGCAGCAAGCTCCTGAGATTGCTGAATAGTGCGCATAATCTTATTGACTTCTACCTGGATAGTCTGAATTTCCTCTGTTATACTTCTACCGAAGTATCCAAGGGGTCTGTTCATCCACCTAAATGGAATAATGGGGAAATAGTTTTTGTCGTAATCTTCGCTAAATAATGTGCAATTCTCTATTGTTATACAATGAACACCATCATCGCTCTTCTTTGTTGATTTTAGGTGCCAACTTTCAATAACACGAACCATTTCGACAGTAGACTGAACTGCAATCTTTCCCTGCAAAGCTGATACGGCTGACATAATTTTATCTGAATGATCTGGATATTGATGTAGAAGCATATCACGCATTACAAGATGCACTCTGTGCATTGAACGAGGTTTTTGCTTCATACCATCAAGTTCATCGATGCGAATTTCATCGCAATGGCACCATTCTGATTTTATTTTTCCCTCGTCTTTATCAGCATAAACACGAAGAAAACCAGTTCCAACAACACAAGCATCGCGAAACACAAGCTCAGCATTATCATATACTTCTCCTTCAGTGAAAGCTGAATATAGATATTTGGTGAGACCTTCGGCTCGAAGCTTTAAGAAATAATCATCAGCACCCGTTGTGACCACTGATACCTTTGGCTGATCTTTGGCGATTTTGCTGGCACAAGTATCAATGATATTCTGAATGATATTAAGGGTTATTCGGTTATTTGTAGAGTTTTCTGGACTTGATTTCATAAGGTTCGAATAAGGGAAGCCAATAGCTTCCATATTTGAATATAGTCGGGCAAATTTTATATTGAGCATTCGGCGTGTGACCTGCGCACTTTCGAGAATAGACACAGCAGTTTCTACCCCTGACCAAAGCTTGTCTGGCTGCTCCATCCACCAAGAACGAAGATGTTCATTTGCCTGATAATGTTTGATGACTTTTTTATTCTTGGCGCCACTGCCCATAAATTCGCTTAAACCACGAACTGGCTGTACTCCACCGTCATCTTTTACTATTCTTTTAACCATTATGATTGTTCCTTGGATTTACGAATTCGTTTTGATTTTGGGGTTGGTAGATCAGAGAAAGCAAGAGCGCTGATTTGTTCTTGTGTTAGACTTGGGGTAGAAGTAGACCAGAATAGAAGCTCATCAGGGTCAGTTACCGTTTCCTGATGAGAAGATACTGATTTATTATCAGCTGCTTTCAATATCTCATGCCTGGATCGTGTAATCTTTAAACCTTCGAATTCAAGTGTATCAAGCTTATTATCGACGAGAAGTTTTATTAGTTCTTTAATTGTAGATGTATCGAGTGCCATAGTATCCTTTAATCTAAATAGGGTTTTAATCCTGGGTTGCGTTTTGCGAAATGATTTACAAACTCTGTCTTTGTGCCAAAATATGCCTGAGGTGTGGAAAGTAATTTATCAGTTGGGGAACCGCACATTGGGCATTCGGGATTTGGCTCATCTTTATTGACAAGATCTTCAAATTGTAGATTACATATCTGGCAGCAAAAATCAAATAGCATCGTCATCCTCCAACCAAAAAGCTTTCTTCATATATTTCATTTTAGGCTTATCACTTATACCACATTGTTTTTCAATCTCTCGCACAACAGCTTCTTCGATATGCACAACTTCTGGCTTTGGCTTATACCAGTAATGGCGACTACCGTGATGCGCATAGAGTAGAGCATCGGTAAGATGGTTTTGTTTTGTAGCATCTTCTTTATGCCTTCCAAGAAGAAGAGCCCGCTGATCCCATATCAGCGTAGAAAGTTCATCAATAAGATGTTGATTTAAATCCTCGAGAATAAAAACATTTTGTGTAATGAAATCTGAATTCAAAAGTGTTATATGCGCTTCTTTACCAAGCTTCTCGGCAGCAATCAGTGGTAAATTATGTATTTGTCTCATTTCTTCGACAGCCTGAGTATTTGCTGCATCTACAATAATAGATTTGAATGTATATCGTTTTCTATATTCTTTAATGAGATTAGCTACTGCTGTAATAGTAAGTTCATTATGCTTGCTGCTTTCAAGCACATACATATTATTACTGTATCGCTTATTGTAAGCGCTTACGACAAACGCTGTCGCATCGTGATATCCAAGATCGCAAGAAAGAATAAAAGAAGCATTATTCAGAAAGTCATCGGGCAGTTTTTTGATATAGTTCTTTTCAGTTGATTTATATACTCGTGCATCTGTCTCAATTACCCATTCTCCTAAAACTTCTCTACGATATTGTTCAGTAAGAG